AGAAGAAGAATAAAAGGGATAGGTCAAAAGCCTATCCCTTAATAAATGATAGTGGAGGTATTAATTATGAACTATTTGCCAATTCAATTAGATAAAACAAGAAATTTCTTAATGGGCTTTAGAGGTTTGCAGATATTCAAGAAAATAACAGGAAAAAGTCTTGCAAAGTTTGATTATGAAAATGAAGACATAGAAGATTATATTCCAGTTGTATTTTATGCTGGGCTAGTTCATGAAGATGCAAGTTTGACACTTGAATCAGTTACAGAGCTTATAGACAAACACATTGGAGTTAAAGGTGCTGTACAACTTATGCCAGAAATTTTTAAAGAAATTTTTGGTGATGAAGAAAATGCAAAAAACTTACAAAGGGCAGCGAAGAAATAAATAAAGATATTGAAGATTATGATTACGAAGAAGAAGCTTTGAAAATCGCTGCCCGAATTGGTATTAGTTATGACCAATTTCTTAAAATGACACCTCGAGTATTAAATATTTATACAAAGGCTTACACAGATGAGAAAAAAGAAAGGGAAAAAGAATTAGTATCTCAAGCATATCTCATTTCAAGGTGGGTTTGGCAGAAAAACATTGATATTGATAAGATACTTAAATCTATAGATTCAAAAGAAGAAAAGCAAAAGCAAATGACAGATGGCCAACTATTAGCACAAGCCAAAATGCTTAATGCCATGTTTGGCGGGGAGGTGATAACAGATGGCACAAGGTAGTAACTTTATAGTTCGTGGCGGAGCCGACTTTAGTAAGCTTAATAAGGTCTTTAAACAAACGCAGGAAAAAGTAAAATCCTTTGAATCGTCAATTAACAAATCAATGGCAAAAACTCAGGCAAGCATAAGCAAAATTCAATCTCCAATGAAAGGACTTAGTAAGGTTTTTGGTGCTGTAATAGGTGGAATAACAACAGTGTCAATAGCAAGAGCTATAAAATCTGTAACGCAAATGGCAATGACTGTAGAGTCTTCAATGGACAATATCCGCCGGAACATGGGGAATGCGACAGAAAGCTATCAGGAATTTGTCAATACGCAAGCAAAGGCACTGGGAATGGCACGTAAAGACGCTTATGAATATGGTTCGACATTCTCGAATTTGCTAGGCAGCTTCTTAGCTGACACACAAAAGGTATCGAGCGAAACACAAAACCTGATGAAATCCGCGGCCGTAATTGCAAACAAGACAGGGCGAACATATGAAGATGTTGCTGACAGAATTCGTTCAGGATTACTTGGGTTCACAGAAGCGATAGACGACCTAGGAATTTACACTAATATTTCAATGATTGAAACAACGGATGCTTTCAAAAAGTTTGCAAACGGGAAAACGTGGAATCAACTTGACTACAGGACACAGCAACAAATCAGACTTGCGGCAATACTTGAACAGGCGTACAAAAGGTACGGTGACACACTTGCGGATACAACACAGACAAAGCAAGCTATGTTCTTAGCTAGTCTCGAAAACATAAAACTCAACATCGGGCAAGCGTTCCTACCGATTTACAATGCTGTACTGCCTGCATTAACGGCATTAGCAAATAAGCTTGAGGAAATAACAAGTCATTTTGCAGCATTTACAGAAGCGCTTTTTGGCAAGCCAAAGGTTGCGACATCTACACAAGCAATAGAACAGCAGACTCAAGCTATAACAGAACAAGGTGACGCAATAGATAATGTGGGCAAAAAAGCGAAGCGGTCATTGGCAGGGTTCGACCAACTGAATTTGTTGACACAAACAGAAAACAGTGGAGGAACAGGAAGTAGTTCTACTTCAACTTCGAGCAATGAGCTTGCAGAAGAGGTTACAGACAGCGCAGAAGGAGTAGACAAACTGACAACAGCTCTTGACAGTGCAAAAGCAAAGTTGGCGGAAATGGCAAGAATGTTTGGGTTAGGCTTCTCAATCGGGTTTGGCGATTCAAACCTTGATAACATAACCAACAGCCTTAACAATGTTAAAAACTCGCTTCAAGGCATTGCAGGGAGTTCTCAATTATTAAGTGCTATGGATGGATGGGCGAACAAAATATCAAAGTCATTCGGTATGGTGTCAGGTTCAGTGACAAGTGTAGGCGCGACAGTTGCGGAATTTTTCATTGGTAGTTTTGACAAATACTTGGTTCAGAACAGTGATTTTCTCAAGGGCAAAATAGCTTCGTTGTTCGACATATCCGGCAAACGCGCGGAAATCTGGGGCAATATATCTACTGCTATAGCTGATATATTTACAGTTTTTAGAAGTGATAAAGCTAAGCAAATAGGGGCTGATTTAATTGCGATTTTTGCGAATAGTGGACTATCAATTATTGAATTGGGTTGGCAGTTTGGCACAGATTTTTTGGGAAATATATCAAAATCTATTATTAATAATAAAGATGCTATTAAAAATGCTTTAGATAATACACTTACTCCAATAAGCACATTAATAAGCGGTCTAAAAAACTTCTTCAATGAAGCTTTTGAATCTGTTAAACGCTCATATGATGGATATGTTCAACCTGCATTAGATAAATTTGGGGATGGCTTGAGTAAAATCTGGAATGGTGCTTTAGATGGATATAACTCATATCTTGCGCCGACTATTGACAAAATATCAAGCAAGTTTACAGAATTAGTTGAAAAATACTTAAGTCCTGTAATTGATAAAGCAACAGAATTTTTCGGGAGCTTAATCCACGAAACTTCAAAATTATGGGATTTCTTATCACCATTTATTGGATGGTTGGCAAAGTCTGTATTTTTAAGCATTTCAATTCATATCAATTTGCTTTGGAATACTTTTGAATTAGCATTCAAACAGATTACGAACACGATAAGCACGTTCATTGATGTATGCAAAGGATTATTAGATTTTATTGTAGGTGTATTCACAGGAGATTGGGATAGAGCTTGGGACGGATTAAAGCAAATATTCTCTGCTCATGTTAACAATATCAAAAATACTATTTCTAACTTCAAAGACTATTTTGTTGACCAATTTAAAACGGCGCTTGGTGAAGTCGAAAAACTCACAGGCATAAGATTCGAAGCAATAAAATCAGGCTTTGAGAATGGATGGAACAAAGTTAAAGGTGTCTTTGCAAATGCTCCGGGGTGGTTTAAAGAGAAATTCGACAGTGCTTTTAACGCCGTTAAAGACGCTTTTAGCCCGTTTGATGGATTTTTTAGTGGGCTTGGAGAATCATTAGGAAAGACATTTAAAGGCGCCTTAAACGGTGTTATAACTCATTTCAACAAGTTCATCAACTGGGTCAACAGCAAGCTCAAATTCTCATGGGATGGTCTAAAAATTGCAGGACAAACGATATTCGAAGGTGGTACTGTTCAGCTTGCAAAAATTCCGGCTATACCGCAACTTGCGAGAGGTGGTATTGTAGACAGCCCAACTCTTGCAATGATAGGTGAAGCAGGGAAAGAGGCAGTCGTTCCGCTTGAAAACACAGGGTTTGTTACAACTATTGCTAGTGCAATTGCAAATGAGATAAGAAAGGTAATAGATGAGAGTAGAAGCTCAAACGGAAGCAGCAACGGTGATGTTGTAGTGAGAGTGGGAGAAGATGACTTTGCAAGGATAGCGATTAAAGCTATCACAAATGCGAACAGAAGAGCAGGAGGCACATTGTTGGAGGGTGTACTATGATTATTAAAATAAACGACACTGAATTACCTGTTTACCCGTCCGAATTTTCAGTTACTGTAATGGACTTAGACAATAGTGAAAGCACAGTAAGGACGGCGGATGGGGGGCTAAATAGGGATAGGATAGCGACAAAAAGAAAGATTGACATGACATGGCCGGCACTGACATGGACGCAAGTTTCAACACTCTTGCAATCTATGTCAGATGTTTTTTTTGAGGTTTATTTTCCTGATCCAATGTCGGGGCAATACGATACAAAAACATTCTATGTTAGCGATAGACCGGTTCCTGTTGTCATTCCGAAAGATGGAGATATTCTTTGGGGGAACGTAAAAGTTACCCTGATAGAACGGTAGGTGATGAAATGTATTCAGTTAGTTCATTGTTCCAAAACCTTATTAAGCTACCCAACCGAGAATTTTATATAAAGGCTATTGTAAACGATGTGGAATACGGTGCAGACAGTATTGTTGAATTCACCGTAGACGAGGCGATTACCGAGGGTGACGACTTCTCAATAGGAAACGCAATACCTGCAAGACTTGATATTAGCTTTCATACGACAGACGAATTTCCTTCAAATGCTGAGATAAAGCCGTTCATCAAACTTAAAGGAAACACCGACACGGAATGGATGCCTGTTGGTGTTTTTTATATTGACAGCAGAAAATTTGAAAATGATGTGTGGAAATTCACTTGCTACGACAAATTGATGCAAGCGAATCAGCCATGGACAACAAGCCTAATGATGCCAGCTTCCATGAAAGATGTGATAGACGAAATATGCGAAACGTTGGGTGTTGAGCTATGCGCTGATACTGTTATCAAGCATTATGAAGTGCCGCTTATGACTCATGATTTTACTATAAGACAAGTGATAGGCTATATAGCTGCTTGTCACGCTGCAAATGCCAGAATTAACAAAGACGGAGATTTATGTTTTGTTAAGTGCAAACGATTCGCAGAAAGGGGGTTTAACTGATATGGCTAATGGGCTTTTTGGTGGTGGTAATGGAACAGAATTAGACCCTTACTTAGTTGAAGATGCTCAGGATTTGTGGGCGGTTAGAGGTAATTTATCAGCACACTATAAGCAGATATACAATATTGACCTAAACGTGTTCAATGATGATGGCGGATGGACACCGGTTGGAACGACTTCGACTCCTTTTACGGGAGTATATGATGGAGGAGGCTTTGAGATAAGGAACTTGTGGGTTGCAGGCAAAGAAT